GACTTACTCATACAGACCACACTTGCCACATGGCTACACCCAAAACTAACAGGCATAACACACTATAAAAAGTTGCATGACTCATATACCAAACCCCCAAAATGCAATGGCTCTCGCTGGAAAGTATAATCCAGCGAGTATAACTATTATATATAACCATCCATGTTTACTAATGTATCTCATAGCATTATCCACCCTATACATAGTCCTATAAATACTATTACGAATGATAGTTCCCATATCCCACTATTCATCTTGGTAGCCCTCCGTATATGATTGGTATTCTTCTTTGTCTTGCCACTCTAATTCTGTGACACAGTCCATACATTTCTCATCATTAAACATATAGTCTGCTTTGTTGTCTGCGTTGCAGATAGTACATCTATACATATTATATCCTTTCTCTTGTTATCCCATAGTTTAACTGTATTTGTAAAATACTGTCAACTATTTATTTATATATCTTTGTACATTGGAATCATTCTAAAGTGGCGGGGTAATAGAGGTACCAATCCAATCTCAAATGAGGTTTGGCAAGGTCGGGGGGTACACCAGATGTAGTATATAGGGATCCTAATACCTACCATATATAGCTTGATTTAAACATTTATAACCGATAAAATCGTTTTCACACTTAAAAACAAAGGTGCAAAATTTTTTACAAAATTTTTTCAAATGCTAACTCCAGAACAAATAAAAAACCTACCCCCTGATGCGCAAAAAGAATACATGCAGACAATGCTGCTTCTTGACAAAAAGAAAAAAGAACAACTAATTCGTGATGATTTTTTAAGTTTTGTTAAACACATGTGGCCAGAATTTATTGAAGGTGAACACCACAAAATTATGTCAGAGAAATTTAATCGCGTTGCGCGGGGCGAGCTCAAACGATTAATTATTAATATGGCACCAAGACATACAAAGTCTGAGTTTGCATCTAACTATTTACCTGCATGGATGATCGGTAACAAACCTGATCTAAAAATAATCCAAGCAACTAATAACGCGGAGCTTGCTGTACGATTTGGTCGTAAAGCAAAAACGCTGATGGAACAGGAAGAATTTAAAAGTGTCTTTAACACAAGACTAAGAGAAGATTCAAAAGCCGCTGGTAAGTGGGAAACGGACCAAGGCGGCGAATATTATGCAGCGGGTGTTGGAGGAAGTATCACGGGCCGTGGAGCGGATTTATTGATTATTGATGACCCACATTCGGAACAGGACGCAATGAACATGGCCAGTTACGATCGAGTTTATGAGTGGTATACTTCTGGACCGCGGCAGCGTTTGCAACCTGGAGGCAGGATAATTGTTGTGATGACTCGTTGGTCGGTTGCTGACCTAACTGGAAAATTGCAAAAAGCACAAGCAGAACCAAAAGCAGATCAATGGGAAGTGATAGAATTCCCAGCCATACTTCCAAGCGGGAAACCGGTTTGGCCTGGTTATTGGAAGCTCGAAGAGTTGGAAGCGGTAAAAGCATCCGTGAGTATACAAAAATGGAATGCACAATACCAACAAAATCCAACAGCAGCTGAAGGCAGTATTATAAAACGTGAATGGTGGCAAATATGGAAACCGGATACGTTGCCAAGTCTAATGCATGTAATTCAATCTTATGACACAGCGTTTATGAAAAAAGAAACTGCTGACTACAGCGCCATAACTACGTGGGGCGTGTTCCAAAAAGACGAGGACAGTGGACCGATGATCATTCTACTTGATGTTGTAAAGGATAGATTTGAGTTTCCAGAACTGCGTCGAATTGCAAAAGAACAGTTTGATTATTGGAATCCCGAAACGGTGATCGTGGAAGCCAAGGCTTCAGGACTGCCATTAACCTACGAATTACGTAAGATGGGTATACCAGTTATTAACTTTACACCTAGCCGTGGAAATGATAAACATACTAGAGTAAACGCGGTTGCGCCTTTATTTGAGGCGGGACAAGTCTGGTGTCCAGACCGTAAGTTTACAGAGGAAATGATTGAGGAGTGCGCTGCATTCCCGCTAGGCGAACACGATGACTTAGTGGACAGCATGACTCAAGCATTAATGAGGTTTAGACAAGGGGGCTTCGTTGAACATCCAGAAGATTACGAAGACGAACCTGAAGAGCCGCAACGAAGGTCGTACTACTAATGTTAAAAAAGTTTTTTGAATTTTTAAAACAAGCTTTCTTGGGAGACGCCCAAGGACTTGGTTCTAAGTCAGCCAACATGACTGTCGACCAACTAGTTAAAGTTGGTACCGACATGGAAATAGATAAACCTACAGCAGAAAAAATGGTAACAGCGTTTTTGAATAAAAACGAAGATAAAGTTCTTGCTGACATTAATACGTCACTTGCTGATACTAAAAAATTATCAACTACAGACGACACGATTGAAGCTGAATATCGTGCTGAATATATTGACGGCAAAGGTGCAGATACAATGTCGTTTGATGAATTTAAATTAATGAAAGAAGCAGAAAGTAAAAAAGCAGCGCAAGAAATTATTGCAAAAGAATCTCCACCTGATGAATTTTTTGGTAAAACAAATGTTCTTGCTAATGAAGACGCGGCGAGATTAGCTGAAGATCAATTAGGTTTTGGAAAAGGTGCTTTTTCAAATACACAAAAAGAAAGAAAAGTTGGTGCTTATGCAACTAGGCCGGAAGATGTTTCTAATTACGATGAATTAGTTAGAGCAGGTCATTATATCGAAGGCACTATGAAGCCAGGACCAAACCATCCGTTTAACCAACCACAAAAAGTTAGTGAAACATTATTTCCAGGAGATAAGTCGCAGACGTCAATAGTAGCATCAAACATTTCACAATGGAAACAAGACTTGATGTATAACTTAGACGAAGGGATTATTACTCGTGATGAGTATGATATGTTCTACAGAAATGCTTCGCCAATCTTTGATGCTGAGTATGCAAAAGCAAAAAAAATAGATTCACAAAACGGATTTGTTGAAAACACTTACGACAACCGCAACGCAGAAAATATAATGACAGATTATTGGCCGGGTGAAAATTACCGAGCTAAATATTTAACTGAAGAAGACATAGCAGCGACTGGGTATTCACCACCAGCAGATGGCGCAGTGCGGAGCAAAGAAATAAACGACAAAGTTAGTACAATGTTAAACGAAACTCTTTTTGAACCTATTAAAACTGAAACTAAAATACTTAACAGTCAAAGAAAAGTAATAGATGATTATTATCGAGCTATGGATGAAGCAATAGAAATAGGCGACATAGAAGAAGCTAACAGAATAAGGGATATAATAAATGACGCTGTCGACCAACAAGGTTCAGGCGTTGATCTAACAGAAATAATTTTTAAAGATAAAAAGAGAACTTTAAACGCAATGGGTGGTATTATTCAAGGAGTAAAAAATCGTGGCCGACGATAAGAAAAATTTTCCAATAACACGACGAACCTTTATGGGTGGAATGGGTGCTGGTATTGCTAGTTTAATGATTCCATTTGGCAAGACTTCTAAAGTTGCAACAACTGCAGCGAAGGTTATGCCCGAGATGGCAGCTAAAGGTATGCCGAATTGGTTTCCACTATTAGTTAATCGAATAATGACAGAAGGCAAACAAGTTAAGGTTGCAACTGGAGGACGTGATCCTCTTAACGTTTATGAATTTGATAACGGCAAAGATGTTTATCGTTTATACGAAGACGCAGTAAGTGGTAATATTGAAGTAAGCGCACGTGGTGATGACTTCCAACAAGTTAGTTTTGAATATATTCCTGCAACTGAAATGCGACGACCAGGTGGTAAAGCTTCTGTACAAGAAGGTGAGTTTTATGCTGGTGAGTTTCAAAAAGGTGAGTTTGACGATTTTGAAAATTACAGTTTAGATGGTGTTGATGAATTAAAGTTACCAATTAGCACTATAGAAAACTTTGCTACTGGTGGTAAGTTAACTAAAGAGCAAGCTGAAAAAGAAGTATCTGATTTCTTAAAAAGTACTCAAAAAATAGATTATGACTTTGCTAACGGTGGACGAGTTGGTTATCAAGAAGGTAATCTAGTGCAACCTATGACGCGAGAAGAATATGAAAGACGCGTACGTATGCAAGCAAAATACCATCAGGTTAATGAATTAGTTAGACTTATGGAAAGCAGAAGAAACCAAGGCTACTCAATACCGATCCGTAAAGAAGGTTTGTCAAGCCAGGGTTATTATAATAGTATGGACGATGTATTTTTTGGCGGACTTAATTATAACGACGGCAATAAGAATTTGAACATAGGAACAGTAATACCACCGGAAGGGCAACCAACTTACAATGCTGAGTTTTCATATGCCTTCGCGAACGGCGGTCCAGTGATCAGGCCACAAGGCACACTGCCCCCGGAACGCGGACCGATGCATAATGGTATACAAAATTTATTTAAACAAAGGACAATATAATGGCGATTGATAGAGAAGATGCACGAACCACGGTAACTATACCTGGTCCAAAAGATCTACAAAAAGATATGGCGATGCAAGAAAACTACAAGCAGCCAATAGAGATCATTGAAGATTCTGACGGTGGAGCAACTATTGATTTTGATCCACAAGCTATGGCAGCAGAAGGTGGCGAACAACACGAAGCTAATCTGGCTGACTTTTTAGACGAAGACGCACTTAATTTAATTGGTATCGAAATGCGTGATTTGTACGACGAGTACAAAGCGAGCAGATCAGAATGGGAAGACACTTACACCAAAGGTTTAGAACTTTTAGGTTTTAAATACGA